TAGTGCCATTTTCACTCATGGGCCGGATTCCACAGATGCTGGCGGCCCGTTCCATCGGAGAGGAAGTGACCCTGATGTCTGGTAAGAAGCAGCTTCCACCGGTGCGGCTCGCTACCGCCGAGGATGTGCCGGCGCCGCCGATGTCCTTGAGTGATGCGGCTGAGCATGGGACTCGGCTCGACGAGTTGAAGGCTATGCGTCGGATCCTTGTGACGCACATGGAGAACGAGAACACTCTGGCCCGGGATCTGGCTGCGCTGACACGTCAGGTGCGGGAAATCTCGAAGGAGATCGATGATCTTTCCCGGTCTGCGGAGAAGGACGATCTGATCAGGGCGGCGGATACGAGTGACGAGAAGTTCAACCCCTACGCTGTTTGAGTCTGCCCGGCATGTGATCGTCCCTGAGGGGATCGTGTCGACTGGGTGGCCTGCGGTGAGGGACACTCTTGGCAAGTTGGGCATTACGTTTGATTCCTGGCAGCAGGGCGCTTCACAGCTGATCCTGTCCAAGGATGAGAACGGCTTGTATGCGACCACCGTGGGCGGCGTGACGATCAGCATCCCTCGGCAGGTCGGTAAGACGTTCATGATCGGGTGGATCGTCTTCGCCCTCTGCATCATCTACCCGGGCTTGACCGTTGTTTGGACGGCTCACCGGGCCTCTACCGCTGATGAGACGTTCGATGGCATGAAGTCGATGGCCGCGTCGCCGACGATGGCGCCGCACATTGACCGTACGCCGGACAACGGCAGCGAGCAGAAGATTGAGTTCAAGAACGGCTCTCGTGTGGTGTTCGGCGCCCGTGAGCGCGGTTTCGGGCGAGGCTTCACGAAGCTCGACATTGTCGTCTTTGACGAGGCGCAGATCCTCACGGAACGCTCCATCGACGACATGATCCCGGCGCAGAACGCCTCTGGCAACGCGCTGACGATCATGATTGGGACGCCGCCGAAGCCGATCGACCCCTCGGAAGTGTTCGAGGACGCCCGTCGGGCTGCCCTGGCTGGGGAAGCGCCTGACGCGCTTTACATCGAGTTCAGCGCGGACCGGAAGGCCGACCCGGATGACCGGGCGCAGTGGCGGAAGGCGAACCCTTCGTATCCCAGCCGGACCAAGGAAGCGGCGATGTTGCGGATGCGCCGCAAGCTTTCGCCGGACTCCTTCCTCCGGGAAGCGATGGGCATCTGGGATGAGATGGCATCGCGAAAGACCGCTTTCCCGCCGGGGGCGTGGGAAGCCTGCGCCATCGAAGACCCGTCCGAGGAATGGCCCATCGCCGCCATCGGTATCGACATGAACCCGGAGAGAACATGGGTCACGGTTTCCCTGGCGATGTTCTCAGATGATGGGCTGCACCTCGAGGTGGCAGAGACCGAATCATTCAATGAGACCGGATCTGCGGAGCTCGTGGCTTGGATCCATAAGCTCGCTCGGCGCCGAATCCCGGTAGTGATCGACGCATTCAGCCCGGCCAGGACATTCGAACCGGCACTGAAGGAGAAGAAGTGCATGGTGCGGATCCTGTCGTCCTCTGAATTCTCCCAAGCATGCATGGGCCTCCACGACGCCGTCCGAGAAGGCACTGTTTCTCACTTCGGCCAGCAGCAGCTGGACGATTCAGTCTCAGGGGCCACGAAGAAACCAGTAGGCAAGGCGGGCGCTTGGGCGTTCGCACGTGACGACCTCGACGTCGACCTCACACAGATCATGTCCATCACCTGCGCGCACTTCGGCGCAGTCAAATTTGCCCGCAAACCTGCGGTTTCCGAGTCCGGTGAAGGTGGTGTCACGGTTTGCTAATTTCACCGAACGGGTTGACCGAAGAAGAGGGCTTCGTCTTACGTAAGCTGCTCGAGGTCTACGAGGCCAAGCAGCCGCGGAACACGCTCCGGCAGGTGTATTTCGAGGGCAAGAACGCCTTCATTGACCTCGGCATCGCTATCCCGCCGGAGATTCTTTCTCGGATCGCCCCTGTCATGGGCTGGGTTGAGACGGGTGTCCGGGCGCTCACTGACCGTTCCGTGCTGGAGGGCTTCGTTTCACTTGACGGCGAGGATGATCCGTTCGGTATCGACGAAGTGATCGCCGCGTCAAAGTTCCTGCAGTTCTTTTCTGGCGCGACGCTGTCATCAGCGATCCACTCGTGCTCCTTCCTGCGGGTCGATGACATGTCCGGGGAGCTGCGGGTCCGCCCGCACCTGGCTGACATGTCTGCAGCCATTTGGGATTCCGAGCGCATGGAGATCGGCGCGTTCCTCGCCATCCTCGAGCTCCGTGACGGTGTTCCCGCTGACATGGCGATGTACCTGCACGAGAAGATCGTCCGCGTCCAGGTTGGTACCAGCGGCCGTGTCAGTGTGGAACGCTTCGCCAACCCTCTGGGTCGCGTTTCGGTCTCGCGGCTGCCGCACAAGCCGACGCTGAAGCGCCCGTTTGGCCACTCCCGTGTTACTCGCCCGTCGATGTTCTTCACGGACTCAGCCCTTCGTGTGATTGTTCGCTCCGAGGTGCAGGGTGAGGGCTTCGCTGGTCCGCAGTACTGGCTTATGGGCGCTGATGCTAAGGCGTTCGCTGGCAACAACCGCTTCAAGGCGGTGATGGGGCGAGTGTTTGGGCTCACTGAGGATCCGAAGACTCAGGAAGTTCCGGATGTGAAGCGTTTCGAGGGTGCTACCCCGGACGCGCATATCGCCCACCTGCGGATGTACGCCAGCCTGTTCGCCGGCGACCAGCGTGTCCCGATGTCGTCGCTGGGCATTATCCAGGACAATCCCTCGTCCGCGCAGGCGATCTACGCGGCGAAGGAAGACCTTCTGGTAGACGCGAACAACGCCAACAAGGCGTGGGGCGACGGTGCGGTTGAAGCTCTCGGTATGGCTGTTGAGTGGCGGGACAGGGCTAAGCCTGAGGGGATCTCGAACCTTTCCGCAGTGTTCACGCCGGTGGGCACCGTATCGCCGACGGACAAGGCTGTAGCCTTCGGCCAGCTGGCACCGCACGTTCCCGGACTTGCTGAATCGGAAGTCGGGCTCGAATACGCAGGGTTCTCCCGCGAGCAGATCGTGCGGCTCCGCGGTGACATCCGCAAAGCTTCCATCTCGTCGTTCATGGACCGAGTCGTCGCCGGGCAGCAGCCACTTTCCACTCGGGCATCTGAGGCAGCGGCCGCCGGTTCGGCGCAAGCAGAGTAGGACGGGGCCCGACGTTGATTCCGTACAGTGCAACGTTGGGCTTTGCTACCCTCCTGGATCGCCTGAGCGTATCCGCGCTCGCTGAACTTGATCAGCTCATGGCGTCGGTGGCAGATGAATCCCCGGACGTCCAGCGGGTTGCTCTCCTGGATATGCTGCCGCTGCTCGGTGAGCAGTACGCCGGCGCCTCATCATTGGTGTCGGCCGAGTTCTTCACCGAGCTCCAAGCAATTAATGAGGTGAGGAAGCCAATCGCTGCCGAAACGCTCGATGGCGTCGGGGCTAAGCGCTGGCATGCACTCGCGGGCTGGGGCGCAGCGCCGGCCATGTTCGAGCAGGGAGGCGCCGCGTTGGTCTACTCGCTGCTGTCCGGCGGCCTGACCAAGATACTCACGGAGGCCGCGGCGGACACCATGATCGGCAATGCCTCCTTGCAGGGCGGCATGCGGGCCCAGCGGGTCCCTCGGCCGGGCTGTTGCGCGTTCTGCGGCATGCTGGCAAGCCGCTTCGCGGACTACGCGTCCGAACGGTCTGCCGGTGTCGTGGTCGGGCGGGGCACACCCGTGGGCAAGCACAGGCTCGCCAAAGGAATAAAACCCCGCGGATCCCGCGCTTCCGGCGAGCAGTTCCACGACTTCTGCAGCTGCCGCGTGGTGGTCCTCACGGCGAACAACTCCGCGGAACTGCAGTCAACAGCGGACAAATACTTCGACTCCTACAGTGCCGCCGCCGAGAAGGCGAAGGCTGGCCGGCGTCTGGAGTTCACCGAGTCCACCGCATCGGATGGCTCGAAGTCCCGGGCATATCAATGGGTGAACGCTGACGGCAAGCCCCGCAACTCGAAGGAAACGACCGGGGACATTCTCGCCGCAATGCGCCAAGACCTCGGCATCAAATAATTCCCTGTGAACGGCAGCCGCGCAGACGGCTCGCCTGTACAAGACCGACCAGTAGATCGGCGTCCACCCACAAGCTACGCGTTCCAGACGGCGGTCAACAGTCTGGTTAGTGCCGACGGGCTTACGGAAAGGAAATACCCCCATGAGTGAAGAATCTGTCGCGCCTGATGGTGGAACGGCTGAGTTCAAGCCGATCACTTCGCAGGAGGATCTGAACAAGATCCTGGGCGAGCGTCTGAAGCGGGCCAAGCCTGCCGATTACGACGACTTGAAGGCGAAGGCCGCGAGGTTCGACGAGGTCGAGGCGGAAAAGCTGACTGAAACGCAGCGGCTGCAGGCCCAGCTGGAGGACCTGACCGGTAAGGCTGCGAAGGCTGAGCGGGAAAACGCACGCCTGGCAGCCATCGCCGCCGAAGGAATCCCCGCCGAGTACCAGGACCTCGTCCACGGCGAGACCCCGGAACAGTTCGCAGCTTCCGCGAAGAAGGCCAAGGAACTGATCTCCAAGGCTTCCGCCGCCGAGGGGCGACCTGCTGTTTCCTACAGGGTGAACCTGGACGGCGACGGTTCGGACTCTCTCGCGCTGAACGGCAGCGGCATCGAAGACGCACTCAAAAAGAAGCTCGGAATCGCCTAGCTTCCACTAACCAAACTTTAGGAGTTTGTCATGGCGCAGAACGCCGCAACCATGACCGGTGATTTCGCCGGTTTCCTCAAGCCCGCCGAAGCGCAGGCATACTTCACCCAGGCAGCACGCCGCTCCGTCGTGCAGTCCCTCACCCGCCAGGTGCCCCTCGGTGCCAGCGGCCAGGAAATCCCTGTTGTAACCTCGAAGCCGTCCGCCGGTTGGGTCGCTGAGGGTGGGCAGAAGCCGACGACCAATGGCGCGCTGGGCCTGAAGCCCATCACCCCCAAGAAGCTGGCCGCCATCACGGTGGTTTCCGCCGAAGTTGTCCGCGCCAACCCCGGAAACTACGTGTCCCTGTTCCGCGACCAGATCGCTGAGGCTTTCGCCGTCGCTTTCGATGCCGCCGCCCTTCACGGCACCAGCTCCCCGTTCGGCGCCGGCAACAACATCGCCGCCACGACCAAGTCCGTCGAGATTGGCACGTCCACGGCGGCCGCTGGTGGCGTTTACAGCGACCTGAACGGCGCGCTGAAGCTGCTGGTGGATGACAAGAAGAAGCTCACCGGCTGGGCCTTCGACGACACCGCAGAGCCGCTGCTGAACGCGGCCGTTGACCTGCAGGGCCGCCCCCTGTTCGTGGACGCCACGTACGAGAACTCGGCGCTGTCTGCCGGACGCCTGCTGCGCCGCCCTGCCTTCTACAGCGAGGGTGTCGCCGCTGGCACGACCGTCGGTTTCGCCGGCGACTGGTCGCAGGCCGTGTGGGGAACCGTCGGCGGTATCTCCTACGACGTGTCCACCGAGGCCACGGTCACCATCAACGGCACTCTTACCTCGCTGTGGGAGCACAACCTCGTGGCCATCCGCGCCGAGGCCGAATACGGCTGGCTCGTCAACGACAACCAGGCCTTCGTCGAACTGCTGAACGCCGCGTAAGTTGCCGCGACTGCAGAACCCCGAAACGGGACTGGTGGTGAACTGCGAGGGTGACCTCGCGGAACGCTACCAGTCCCGTGGCTGGGATGCGCTCGACGGCGCACCGCAGCCTGCTGCTGAGGCGGCATCGGAGAAGCCTCAGAACGAACCGGAAACGGACAACGTTGACGACGAGGACAAACCGGCCCGCCGCCGGCAAGCTCGCCGCCGCTAACAGGGAAAGGGAAGCGATGTCCTGGGTAGCACCAAACGATGTCATCGACTCCTGGGTCGGCTCGAACGCCCCCACGGACACCGGACGACTGCAAATCTGGATCGACAGAGCCGAACGGCTGGTCAGGCGTCGCGTCCCCGACCTGCAGGCACGCATTGATCTTGAGGCTGATGCCGAACCTTCGTCCACCGATCTTCTCGATACAGCCAAAGACGTGGTTATCGCCATGGTCACGGAGGTATTCAAGAACCCGGACGGAAAACGATCGTTCCAGTCAACCACGGGGCCTTTCACGGACAACGTGACCTTCGGCGGCGACAACCCGGGCAAATTGGTTCTGCTGTCAGAGCAGGAAGACCAGTTGTCGGGGGCTCGGAAGGGTGAGGCCTTCACCGTCGATCTGATCGGCGGCTGGTGATGGGTGTCGCGTATTCTCTTCCGGGTGTTGACCCGGGCGAGGGATTCCTGCACCGCTTTCCCACCGCGTGGCGCACGACGGTGACTGTGCTTCGCGCCGGCGGGCGGGACCCGAAGGGGAACCCCATGCCAACGTACGAGATCGAGGTCCCGGACTGCATGATCGGGCCGCGGGCAACTGCGGATCCGGTGGACCGTTCGGATGTGGTGGACGGCAAGGCTGTCCTGTACCGAGGGACGGGCTTCACGTTCCTTTCGACTGACCGTGTCCGGGTCCCTGAGGGCGCCCGGATGGCCGGTGAGTGGTCCGTCGACGGGCAGCCTGGCGAGTGGCCGTACGGTGTCGAGCTTGGACTGGTGAGGGCGTAATGGCGCTCCGCAAAGTTCCGGGGTCGAAGTCGTACCTTGCTGACGATTCCGGGTTGAAGGGATTCGGCACTTCGTCCGGCGTCGGTGAGGCTACGTTGGCTGCTGCGCGGCGGATAGCCGGGAACGCTGAGGCTGTGGGGAGCGGCACGTATGAGGCTGCTCCGGCGACGGTGGCGGCTGGTTGGGCGAATGAGCGCCGGGCCGGCGCCGTTGTCCGTGAGACGGCCCCGAACTACAAGGACTCGCGTGACGCGATTCTGCGGCGGGTTGTGGACGCGATGAGGGTGGCGAGGCAATGATCGATGGTCTTGTTTTCCCGGACGTCCGCGATGTGCTGTTCGATCTGGTCAACGGGACGCAGCATGGTGGCGAGTCTGTCCGGGCTGTTTACCATTTGCCGGCGGATTCTTACGGTGCGCTCAAGGGCCCGTTCCCTATCGTGTTGATCTACTCCACGGACGGCACTGAGGGGTACATCGACCGCGTCGACCGGGTCACGCTCGAATGCTACGCGCCAGGCACGCAGGCAGTGAACACGCTCGAGTCAATCAAGGCATTCATCTGCGGCACCGATATCGAAACGCCGTCCGGGCATGTCGATGGGATCCGGGTTGACCAGGTCCCGAAAGACGTCCCGTACCAGTCCGACACGCTCAACAAGGCCGCGGCCACCTTTCTGGTGACCTCCCGGCCGCTTTCCTAGACCCCAGCAGGGGAAACCGAAAACTCTATGCCCTTGGAAGGGGTAGCAATGGCCACGTTTGACACAATTCGCCAGGACGCCGATGAGCGGTCTTTGGTCCGCAAAATTCAGAAGGCGGTCGGGTTCTTGGCGCCGACGACCGTTGACCTGCCGGAGACGCTGTTCTCCGGCGCTGGTTCGCTGATCGACCTCAAGACCGCCGGCTGGCTGCCCGTCGGCATGGTCACCCCTGACGGCTGGCAGTTCTCCCGCGAGGTCAACAAGGAGGACGTGACCGCGTTCGGTTACGCCTCGGCTGTCCGGTCGGACATCACGAGTGTGCCGCGGACGGTGACAGTGACTCCGCTGGAGACCGGCCGGAAGCACATGCTCGAGCTGACCTACGGCACGGACCTGACCGCCACGACTCAGTCCCCGACTACGGGCGAGATCGTGTTCGATGAGCCGGACCTGCCCATCGGCCAGGAGTACCGGCTGTTGATCATCGGTTCCGACGGGCCGGCTGCTGAGAACTGGATCCTCGGTCGCGGCTACGGTTCGGTGAAGCTCGCTTCCACCGACACTCAGACGTGGGGCTCGTCTGATCCGCTGTCGCAGCCGCTGACGTTCGACGTGTTCACGGACGACGAGATCGGCACTCCGGTGAAGCACTATATGGGCGGCACCGGTGCTGTGAAGCACAAGGAAGTCCTCGGGTTCGCCCAGGGCACCTAATTAGGCCGCGGGCCGCGCCATTCTTCCGGGTGGTGGTGGCGCGGCCCGCTCTCAACCCACACCACCCCACGCCCTCTTTAGGAGTCGACCATGCCCCGCTTCACTTCCAAGGACGGCACTGTGACCGTCGAGACCGCTGTCCCCCGCGAGGCCGCCGAGCTTCGCGCCCAGGGCTTCACCGAGCAGAAGGCAAAGACCGCCGCTGTGAAGGAAGCCGACGCAGCACAGACCAGCAAGTAACCCCACCACCAACCACCACCCGGAGGTAGCACCATGGCTGTTGATAAGCCGACCATCCACCTGTCCCTGTCTTCGCTCCGCAAGGAGGTAGCCAAGCCGGACCCGTTCCGCGTCGCGCTCTCCGGTTCGAAGATCATCACCTTCCCTGACCTGTTCGCGCTCGAGTCCACCGAGGCTGAGGGCGTCTTCGCTGATCTGTCCCGGAACGCCTCGAACTGGGACGCACTCGACGCTTGGCTCTCCAAGGAAGACGCGGCGGCACTGCGGGCGGAGAAGCTTTCGGTCCGTGAGCTCGCGGCCGTCGTGCAGGCTGCCATGACCTACTACGAGCAGACTGTGGGCCCCGCGGGAAACGGCACCGCCTCCGCGAGCTAATCCGCAGGTACCGCCCCCAGATCCGCGCCGACCTCGCTCATGAGTATCCCGGCGTGGATCTGGCGGAGTGGTACGCGGCCGGGCGGTGGGTAGGCCTGCTCGAACTCATCGACATGCTGCCCGCCGCCAGCAGGCTCAACGAGGCAATAGCGAACGACCCCGAAGCAGCTGCAGCGATGGCAGCAATACAGGCCGATGGGGAGCGGTTGCCGTGGGCGCCGCGCACCGCTGAGTGGGATCTCCACGCGTCCATCCTCAGCCAGATCGCCGACGGCGTCCAAGTACTCACCGCGGCGCTCATCAAGGTCAACGGCGGCAAGCCCGGCGACATCAAGCCATTCCCCACCCCGCGCACCAAGATCCAGGACGCCATGAAAGCGGCGGAACGGGAATGGGCTGCCGGGTTCATTGAGCAATTCGGGTTCTCCAAGGAGGACCTCTGATAACTCCATAGGAGGTCCCGTGCCCGTCATCGGTGTTGCCGAGGTACTTGTTTCCCCGGTTTTCAAGGACCTCCAGAAGAACATTGGGCGGGAGCTCGACAGCGCTGCGGTGTCTTCGGGCCAGTCTGCCGGGTCTCGGATGGCCGGTGCGATGGGTACGGCGCTGAAGGCTGGCGCCGCCCTCGCTGCCGGCGCGGCTGCCACGGGCATCGGTGTGGCGCTGACCAAGGGTTTCGGTCGGCTGCAGGCCATCGAGAACGCTAAGGCCAAACTGTCGGGCCTCGGCCACGATGTCGAGTCCGTCACCGAGATCATGAACAACGCGATGGCGTCCGTGAAGGGCACGGCGTTCGGTCTCGGTGACGCGGCATCCGCTGCGGCCGGCGCCGTAGCCGCCGGTGTGAAGCCAGGCAAGGACCTGACCCGGACACTCAAGCTGATCGGTGACGGCGCCTCAATCGCCGGCGTCGGGTTTGACGAGATGGCTGCGATCTTCAACAAGGTCTCGGCGTCTGGTGTGATCCAGGGCGAGGAACTGGCGCAGCTCGGCGACCGGGGCATCCCCATTCTGCAGCTGCTCAGCAAGCAGATGGGTGTTTCGGTCGCGGATGTGCGGAAGCTCGCGTCTGAGGGCAAGGTCTCGTTCGAGACGTTCCAGGACGCGATGGAAACCGGTATGGGCGGCGCCGCTCAGAAGTCGGGCGAGACGCTGAAGGGCGCCTTTGACAATACGATGGCGGCCGTCGGGCGTATCGGCGCGAACCTCCTGACCGGTGTGTACCCCAAGATTCAGCAGTTCTTCTCCGGCGCCATCGAGTGGCTGAAGCCGTTGGAGGAAGGCGCGAAGCTCGCCGGCGCAGCAATCGGGGACTTCCTGAACAAGGCGCTCACCGGCGCCCAGGGCCTCTATGACCTACTCGTCAAGGGCAACATATCCGACAAGCTGCGGGAGGCGTTCGGCTGGGAGGAAGACTCCCCCATCGTCGACTTCCTACTGAAAGTCCACGACGGGGCCAAGGGAATCTACGACCTGTTGGTGAAGGGCGACTACACGGGCACACTGCGGCGGGCCTTTGGCTGGGAAGAGGATTCCCGGATGGTGGACTTCCTGCTGACCGTGCGGGAGACGGTGTTGAAGATCCCCGACGCGCTGGCCAAGCTCACCGACGCATCCAAGGATGTCGTGAAGTGGCTGTGGGATATGCGGGCTCCAATTGGCATTATCGCGGGCCTCATAATCACGTCCCTCATCCCTCATTGGGTGGCACTGGGAGTCGAGGCTCTGAAAAGTGCGACACAGCAGAAGATTGCTTGGGCCATGGCGAAGGGTTCGGCCATTCAGGCGGCGTTCACGCACTCGTGGGCCGTTATGACCATGGTCGGCGGCTGGGTGCTGATGGGTGTCCAGGCGATGCTGAACGGGGCGAAGATCGCTGCCGGCTGGCTGCTGGCCATGGGCCCAGTCGGCTGGATCATCGGCATCGTCGGTTTGCTGGTCGGGGCTTTCGTTGCGGCCTACAACAACATCGGCTGGTTCAAGGACGGCGTCGACGCGGCCATGCGCTGGGTCGGTGACGCCGTCTCCAACGCCTTCCAATGGATCCAGGACGCCATCGGCGCGGTCGTCAACTGGTTCACCGGGACCGTTGTCCCCGCATGGGATAACGCGGTCCGGTCCGTCGGCGGGTTCTTCGAATGGCTGTGGACCGGTGTTATCAAGCCCGTGTTCGACGGGATCGCCGGAGCGATTACGTGGGTCTATGAGTCGATCATCAAGCCGGTGTTCGATGGGATCTCCGCGGCGGTGAACTTCGTTGGCGAGGTCTTCACGTCATTCTACGAGTCCACCCTGAAGCCGATCTTCGACTCGGCGGCCGTGATCATCGGCGGGTTCCTACTGTTCTTCCGAGGCGTCGGACAGGTCATCTCGTCCATCGTGACGTACATCCTGGTCCCGCTGTTCCAGTACTTCTGGCAGCAGATCGTGAACAACTTCACGGCCATAGGGCAGACCATCAGCGACTGGTGGAACGGTGCGGTGACGATCTTCAACGGCGCCGTCAGTTTCATCCGTGACGTGTTCTCCACGGCGTTCACGTGGCTGTTCGAGTCCGTGATCAAGCCTGTGTTTGACGGGATCGGAAACCTGATCACGTGGGTGTGGACGAACGTCATCAAGCCGACGTTCGACTCGTGGGTGTGGTTCTTCACGAAGGTCATCCCGGACGCCGTGAACTGGCTCTACAACAACGCGATCAAGCCCGTGTTCGACTCCATCGGAAACGGTGTGAAGTGGGTTTGGGACAACCTGTTGAAGCCCGTGTTCGACACGTGGGTGAACTTCTTCACGGTCATCATCCCGAACGCTGCCAGGTGGCTGTACGAGAACGGCATCAAGCCGCAGTTCGACAGCATCGGGAACGCGGTCAAGTGGGTGTGGGACAACGTCCTCAAACCGGTGTTCGACACCCTCTCGAACGTCATCACGAAGACGATCCCGAAGGCCTTCGAGGACGGCGTCAACTTCATCAAGGCGGCGTGGGACAAGATCCAAGAGATCGCGAAGATGCCTGTCCGGTTTGTGATCGACACGGTCATCAACGATGGGCTGATCGGGGCGTTCAACAACATCGCGAATGTCCTTCCGGGCGTCGACAAGCTGCCCCGGGTGGCCCTGCCGGCAGGGTTCGCTGATGGCGGGTACACGGGCGACGGCGGCAAGTACGAGCCTGCGGGTATCGTGCACGCCGGCGAGTTCGTGTTCACGAAGGAGCAGACGAGGCGGGCCGGCGTCGGGAACCTGTACGCGATGGCCCGCGCACTGGCCGGGTACGCGAAGGGTGGCCTTGTGCACCCGCTGCGCGCTTCGACCGTTTCGCAGCCGTTCCATGGCGGGCACAACGGCATCGACTTCGCGGCACCGACCGGGACGCCCATTGCGGCGGCCGGACCGGGCCGTGTGTCGTCTGCTGGCTGGTCCTCCTACGGTGGCGGCAACGAGATCCACATCGATCACCCGAACGGGCTCCAGACCTGGTACGCGCACCTTTCATCGTTCGCGGTGAAGCTCGGCCAGATGGTGACCGCCGGGCAGATGATCGGCAAGGTCGGTTCGACCGGCAACAGCACCGGGCCGCACCTGCACTACATGGTGCTCAACGGTGGCTGGCCGTCCTACGTCAACCCCGCCGCGTACCTTGACGGAGGTGGCGAGGCCGGTGCCGGTTGGAACCCCATTGCCGGGATCATCGACGGGCTCGTGTCCCAGTTCAAGGGTGCGTTCCCGGCCGCGGGAATCATGGCCGACATCGCTATCGGCGTCGGCCGGAAGATCCTGACCAACGTCTCCGACTTCATCACCGGCGGCGGGGGCAAGGACAACGGGATCGGTTCGACCGGGATGCCGTACCTGCACGACCAGGGCGGCGTACTCAACCCGGGCCTGTCGTCCATCATGAACGCCACCCGGAAGCCGGAGGCGATCCTGACGGCCAGGCAGTGGGCCGACATTCACCACCTCGCTACAGCGGGCGGTGGGGGCCGTGGTGACGTGATTTTCCACGGCAATGTTGGTTGGGACCCGGATGAGGTTGCTCACCGTATCGAGACGAAGCGCCGCGACACGTTCGTGGCGTTCGGCATTTAGGGAGGCTGTTTAGTGGGTATCGCTTATGCCATCCCTTACGCTCCGCCGGCACCACCTGCCCCGCCCTGGCGTGGCATTGATCTGTCATGGTCTGGTGCTGACGGGAGCGAGTGGGAGCTAACGAAACCGTCCACGGGCCTGTTCCTGCGTCCGGGGGTGAGAGGGCTTGGGCTGCCGCAGTTTGAGCGGCAGTCCAGCTCGTCGCCCGTCATTGCCGGGTCCAGGCACCGGGGATCGACAACGAAGGACCGGGAAGTGTTCTGGCCCTTGTACCTGTACTCGGATAAGGGCTCCACTGAGTTCCTGAACCGAGACAGGGCGTTTTGGCGGAGCCTTGATCCGGACGCTGAGGGTACGTGGACTGCGCGGCTTCCTGACGGGACGAAGCGGACGCTCGACCTCAGACTGGTCAGTGCCGAAGACGATTTCACTCATGACCCTGTGCAGCGGGGGTGGGCGAAGTACGGTGTGACGCTGCTGGCTGATCAGCCGTATTGGCGGGGCGAGACGGTGCGGCGGTCGTGGAGTCAGGACGACCACCGGAACTATTACATAACGGAGGCGGATCGGGTAGCTCGCGGCTACGCGGACGACGTTATCCATTACCTTTCGCCGGGTGGGACGTTGGCGACGGCGACGTTCGATAACGACGGCGATGTCCCTTCTTACCCGGTTTGGACTGTTGTGGGGCCGACAACCGCGGTGTCCTTTGGTGTTGGTAGCGGCATCATTACTGTCCCGTTTGAGATCCCTGCAGGGTTTGGGGTGCAGATCGACACTGACCCGGTCAATGGGCAGGTCCTTTGGTATGGGATGTGGGATCCGGTGTTTAGGTTCTTCATCCCCACTGCTGACCGGACGGCTGAAATTGACCCTGCGTCGGCGTTCCTGCCTATCGGTGCGGGCCGGCCACTGTCGCTGTCCATGACGGGGCAGGGGACGATCATCGCTGAGGTCACTAACAAGTATCGGAGGGCGTTCTAGATGGCCTCCGAGATCCCGTACGAGATCCTGGTTTACCGGGGGTGGGAGTTTATTGGCTGGGTAGGGCGGCCGTTGGATGCGGTGGTGACGCCTCGGCATAACCAGAAGCCGACGGCGACGTTTCAGGTGGACGCAGACCATCTGCGGGTATCTGATTTGAAGGAGCCTGGCGCGAGGGTCGACATTTACCGGCATGGTCAGTTTGAGATGTCGGGCCCCGTTCGGGCCATGGACGGATCGCTGGTAGTTGATGGTGCGGTGACGTTCTCTGTTGAGGGCGATTTTCGGATCCTGCATAACTGGAAGGCGTGGCCCAAGCCTGGTGCTGCATTGACTGGGCAGGACGTGGAGTACCGGACGATCACGGGCCCTGCTGAGACCGTTGTGAAGACTGTCATGGCGGAGAACGCTGCACGTCTCGGTTTCCCATTGACTGTCGCCCCGGATCAAGGCCGCGGCGCGGTGGGGACCTACACGTTCCGTATGCACGCACCCTACGACAGGTTGTTCCCCGCCGTGGACCAGGCTGGCATCGGAGTGACGGTGCGGCATTCCGGGAACGGCCTGCTGCTGGACTGCTACACGCCACGGGACTATCCTCACCGGCTTTCGCCGGCGAAAGGCAACGTCATTGGTGGCAAGTACACTCTGGCGGCGCCGTCCGCGACACGGGTTGTTGTTGGCGGCCAGGGCGAGGGCGTGGCCCGAGAATTCCGGCAGTTCACCGACCCAGCCCGTGAAGCTGACTGGAACGACATCATCGAAGAGTTCCGGGACGCCCGCGACTCTTCCAGTGGTGACGTGTTCGCCGCACGCGCCGCTGAAACCCTCGCGGAGGGCGCCCCAATGGCAGGGCTCTCGTTGGAGCTTTCCGAGACGAAGCACTTCCGCTACGGCGGGGATGGGCTGCGTGTTGGTGACCGCGTCACTGCCGAAGTGAACGGGCAGACGTACACGGATGTTCTGCGCGAGGTCCGCCTTACTTGGAATAGGGACGGCGATCAGGCAGCCCCGATCATTGGTGAGCGGACGGACGATCCCGACGTGCAGCTCGCAAAAAGTATCCGCGCACTTAGACGTGACAACATGGACAGGATGGCCCGCTAATGGCTGTAGCAGTAACGAAGAGCGTCTACTATGACGGGCCGGTGACGGAGACTGACCGGGCTCAGAACCGGACCGGAGCACCGGACTATGGAGTGTACGGGCCCAACGACTTCAAGGTGACCCCGCACCCGACCATTGCTAACGCGGTGATCGTGAAGGCCGGCAAGGCGCATGGGCATGGCGTCACTGACATCCTTGATTCTGATGCAGTGGTTAATTGCGCGCCTCTCGCGGTTGGTCAGGCGCGTTGGGACCTTATCGTGGTCCGCCGTAACTGGCAGCCGAACCTTGGGGGGCCTTCCACTCTTGAAGTGCTGCAGGCTGGCGGGGTAGCTGATATCCCTGAGCAGCGCAAAGTTGGGCCCGGGGTTGAGGATGACCAGCCGCTCTTTTTCGTGAAGTGGCAGGGCGGAACATCAGCCCCTGTGGAACTGATCGACGTGAGGGTGTGGACCGGCAATGGGGGCCTGTATGCGAAGAGTGACCTTGTGCGGACGTACATGGGCAAGCCCGGCACTGAGATCAACATCAACGGTGTTGTTTGGGCGTGCCGGCTTGGGGTGAATGATGTCTCCACTTGGGAGAGGTCACCGGGCGCCCGGGTCTACTCCGCGACGGCGTGGCAGAACGGCGCCATTCCTGTTTCGACGTCCCCGGATGGTCGGAGTATCCGTCTCGCTGAAATTAACATCCCGGACCCTGGGTTTCCGTACCATGTGCAGGTTTTGGCCCGATTCGAGGGCGGGAAGTCCACTACCAGGTGGGACGCCAACGTTTCCCTCTCGGGCCAGTCGAGCTACACGGCCGTGGCTGCGCTGGGCAACGTTGTAGCCCCTTGGTACGACATCAGCGGGTTCACATCCGAGGTGATCACAGGTCCGTCCAGGGCTGACCTGAACCTGTTTCGCTTCTCCGGGACCGAATCGTTCGGGCTTACGCAGTTCAACCGGACGTTCCGGGTCATGGTCGTCCCCGCGGGATCGTGACCGCGCACCCATGGGAGGACTAAACGTGTGGATCTGCTGCAATGGCTTGGCCCGCTCGGTGGCTTCCTCGGTGTCATCGGAACCGGAGTCGCTTTCCTCATCAACCGGGCGGACAAAAAGCGCGAGAGTCGGGAGGCTGCCGTGATCCAAACGCTCAAAGACATGGTGTCCGAGCTGAAGAAGAAGCTGCGGTGGTGGGAACGCAGGGACGCACGCCGGACACGAACCGGGGACAAGTGGCGCGGCCAGCTCCTGGCGCACCAGATCGAACCCGATCCCGCGGACTGGCCAGAGGACCCGGAGGACAAAGACCATGAGTGAATCAGAGTCCCACCTCCACGAACAGGAGCGGGCCCTGTTCCGCTCCCAACGGGCGGCCCGCCGCCGGAACCTGGCCATCGTCGCCCTCGCCGTCCTTGCCCTGCTGTTTGGTATTGCCTGCCTGTGCTTCGCTATGGACAACGCCCGACTGGCCTCTGCCAACGCCGTGTATGGGGATACGCAGCAGCAGGAAAAGCAGAACCTGGCTGAAGAGTTCGACGCGGCGTGTAAGACCGCTGACTTCCAGCAGACGCCGGCGGGCGCGAACATTTGCCGGAAGGCAGAGCAGGTCGCGGCTGAGCAGGGCGGGTCGACGGCGGGCCCGCAGGGTGTCCAAGGCGTGCAGGGTCCCCGGGGCGAGCAAGGTTTCCCTGGGGCGACTGGCCCTTCTGGACCTTCCGGACCTGCGGGGCCAGCCGGTCCGCAAGGTGACCCGGGCGCGCAGGGCTTGGCTGGTCTGCTCGGGGCCGCGGGCGCGTCCGGTGCTAACGGCTTGAATGGATCGCAGGGCCCACTGGGACCGCCGGGCCCGCAAGGCCCCGCCGGTCCCGCAGGTCCCACGGGAACTTCCGGCGCGGACTCCACAGTGCCCGGCCCAGCCGGTCCACAGGGAGCGCCCGGCGAACAAGGACCCCAAGGGGAACCAGGCCGCGGCATCAAGGACTCCTACTGCTGGGACAACGGCAGATGGACGATCACCTACACGGACGGCACCACCTCAGACGGCGGCCAGTGCCGCGCAACACTCCCCGTAGGAGGGACACCATGATCCACCCAGTTCCGGCGCCGATCTCGCAGCGCTTCGGAGACAACCCGACTCGTAGCCTCCCAGCATCCTCCTGGCTGATCCAGACGTTCGGCAACTACCAGCCGGACGGCCACACCGGGATCGATTACGCCTGTAATCCGGGGACGCCGGTCCGGGCCGCGGCGGACGGGACCGTCCTGCATATCGGTTGGATGTCCGGCACCTATGAGCAGAACCCGTGGTGGATCGTGCCCTCCTTCGCCGGCTATTGCGCCGTCATCGACCACGGCTCTTTCATCGGGATCTACGGGCACTGCCAAGACGGTTCCGCGAAGGTCGGCAAGGGCGCCCGAGTCAGCGAAGGGCAAGTCTTCATCCTGTCCGGGAACACCGGCGGCTCCACGGGGCCTCATCTTCACTTCGAGGTCCTCCCGGACGGGTGGGTCCTCAACTCGAGGTACTACGGCCGGATCGACCCGGCACGTCTGCTATCCAACGCGGTCAGCGCTCAAGGCACGACGATAACACCAGCACAAACCAAGGAGTGGGACGAAATGGCAAGCAAAGAAGATTTCAAGGCTGCGATCCGGGAAGTTCTTACCGAGGGCCCGGTGCTTGACCGGGTGGCTCTGGCGATCCTCAAGCGCGATTGCCACCTGGTGGACCCGTCGGGGATGTCCGGCGAGGTGGTTGGGACGACGAGCCTGGCGAAGAAGATCAACTGGATGGCGCACAACGACGCGCAGATCCTCAACGCCATCGTGGACGTGTCCAAGAAGATCGATGTGACCCACCCCGTCTTGGCTGATGAGACTCTGCAGGATGAGGTGGTCCCCGCACAGGAGCCAGCCCCGGAAGAGAAGGTGGCGTGATGGCTGACCACCGCGCAGAGACGACGTCCCCTAAAGTAATGTGGCCCCTGATCGTCGGCCTAGCCCTGACAGCCCTGGCGGCGGCTCTGGCGGCGGTAACGCCGGACATGCTGGCCGGGCTGGGCCCCTTCGCCGTGCCGGCCGCACTAGGCCTCTTGGCGGCCGGGCAGTACATCACCGGCTACCTGAAGCGGGACCCGCTCCGGGAAGCCGGCCAGCAGGCCATCGATGAGGGACTGCTCCCGCCCGCCTAACCCAAACCTATGCCAATCACTCGCGCTCCTTGTGGGCGCTTTTTCTTTGCCCTGAAGGAGACACCCACATGGCCGATTACCCGTATGACGGGCAGCTGATCGCTGACCCGGTGACGTTCCAGCGCGCAACGAACGCGCAGATCACTGTGTACGACGCCGCTGACACCGGCAATACTACGAAGCTCGCGTTGAAGGACACGTCCGGTCTGCCGCTGGCGAACCCGCTGACTTCGACGGCGGACGCGTTCACGGTGCCGTTCTACGCCCCTTCCCAGGACATCAAGCTTGTCGGCGCCGGGCTGACGGTGTTCGTGTCGTCGGCGAAGGGCATGCGTGACGCTGCCGCGGCTGCGGCTGCGGCTGCTCAGGCGGCGGCAAGCAACGCGGCCACCGAGGCAGCTGCGGGCGTCGCGTCCGTGGTGTCTGCGGCGGCATCGGCCAAGACTGCGGCGGAGACCGCGGCGGCTTCTGCTGCGTCCGCTGCGGCCCTGGTGAATGCGCCGGCGGACGCTGCCATCGAGGCGGCAATCCTCGGCGCTGGGACGAAGACGAAAGCGGCACTTTCTGCCACTTATGTCGTATTTCGGAACCATGACGGTACCCCCGTCGCGGCGCCCAAAGTAGTCGCGATCACGCTGACAGCAGACGGCGCCGACATCGACAACATTGCTGTCTACAACAGCCTTGAGGAGGTCGGTTCCTGATGGGTTACATGCGAGACTCCGCCGGACGACGGATCGATGACTTTGTCGCCGCCCGCGACCTGCCCAAGGTAATCATGAATCTTGACTCGTCTGTGCTCACCGGGGCGAACAACTCGGCACTCAGCGCGTGGCCTGACTCATCCGGTCTGGGTCACTTTGTGCACCAGATCAACCCGGCGAAGCAATGCACGGTGAAGACGAACGGGCTCAACGGGAAGCGCACTGTCGCCTTCGGGTCTGCTTCCTACATGGAGCGGCCCGACTACGGCACCGGCATGGGAGACCCCGGCGTATACACCCAGCCGAACACGTTCTTCCTCGTGGCTAAGTTCAACGCCGCGCAGAACGCATCCAACCGGTCGCTGTGGTCCGGAGCATCCCCGAACCGAAACAACGTCTGGCTGGACGGCACGACCCAGGGCGGCTACCTCTACGCCGGCACCGCATGGCCGGACGGCGGCAAGCCACTGGATGACGGCCAATGGCACATCATCTCCGCTGTCTTCGGACCCACCCACGGCGCGTTCTACGTGGACGGCTACCTCGTCACCACCCAGGGCACCCAAGCGCAGGGAACCGAGCCCTTTGGGGCCTTCTACCTCGGTGCATCCAGCCTCGGCACCCTCAACGTCAACGGCGCCGAGTACGCTGAGTTCATCCACTGCAACACCGTCGTCCCCCCGGACCAGATCCTCGCAACAAGCAAGGCCCTTGCGGAAAAGTGGGGCATCACATTGACGCCACCGCCGGGGCACGTCGCGCCGCAGTACGTGGCCACGACTGACTCCGGGGGAATCAACATCCGGACATGGTTCCCGCCGAACCCGAAGCCAGCGGGCAACACGCTCGTCATCTGGTCACATCAGCACACTGGCACCGAAGCGCTGTCTTCCTCGTTTTTCGCCTACCCGCTGATTCATGCGGCGATCAACGAGGGCTACATCTTCGCGGCGTCGCGTATGCACGGTGACAGTTGGGGCAACGCCAGCGCGCTAACGGACCTGACGAACCTCTACAACTACGTGAATGCCATCTGGCCGGTTTCGAATGTGATCCTGATCGGCGGGTCCATGGGCGGCCTCGCCACCGCCCTGGCAAAGCCCTACGCTTCCGTGCCGAACATCAAGGGATGCATCGGCGTGGACGCGGTGTTCGACCTCGCGGCGATGCACGCCAGCTCCTCCTACACCAACACCGTGCGGACAGCTTACGGAGTGGCTGCTGATGGTTCGGACTACGCCAGCAAGACGGCGGGCCACGATCCCATGCTGCGGCCCGCTTCGGACTTCTCGGGTGTCCGGTGGAGGTTCTACGCCAGCGATGCTGACACGACTGTGCCGCCCGCGGTACACTCGGACGCGTTCGCTGCGAAGCTTGCCGGGACCGCGCCGGAGGCAGTAGTCGTCCGGCACGCGGAAGGCCACCTGACGCCGCCTGGCATTCGCCCGGCTGACGTGGTTGCTTTCATCAAGCGCTGTATTGCTTAGTCGTCGGTGTTCGCCGGGGAAAGGCCAGCGGCCCAGTACCCGGCAGCGCTGATGGCGGTGAACGCGAGCAGCACACCAAAGACCGCTTTGAACTCAGCGGTGGCAAGCCCCCAGTTGAGCGCAGGGATCATGGCGATAGTCACGAAGGCGCCAACAAAAGCGGCCCATTTCAGCACACGGCGTTTGGTGTTTCCCCCAGAAGTCATGCCCTAAGTATGGCAGCGAAAAGCCCCGCAGAACTACCGGTCTCAAGCGGAGGATCACGGGGCCTTTCAGACGCTCACTCTACACGCCCTTTAGTGGCAAGTAAGACCGGAATACTGACGTAACTCATTTCGGCCTCGGCCGGTCCGGGGATTGTCAGTCCTGCATGGGATAATTGAGGTACGAGAGACCCCCGCGATAGCTGTAACTATCCGGGGGCGTGACCGACTGCTAAGGAGTCGATATGTCTATTGTCACCCGCGTCTGCGGACGGTGCAAAGTAGAACAGCCCATAGACCAGTTCTATGTGGAAGCCGAAGCCCGAGCCTCCGCCCGGCAAGGCAAGAAGCGCAAGATGCCATGCCGCGGCTGCCAGCAACGCTACGCAGCCGAACGGCGAGCACCACGCCAAGCACTCTGCGACAAGATCAAGATGGAATCAGGCTGCATGGACTGCGGACTGCAACCCAAATATTCTCAGGTCCTCGAATTTGACCATCGGCCAGGCGAGGTCAAGCTCTTCCACATTTCTGACCGCATGGTGACTGGGACAGTCGAGGACTTACTGGCAGAGATCGCAAAGTGCGATGTAGTCTGCGCCAACTGCCACCGGATCCGCACGGTCGAGAAGAACCAGTTCGGGCAGGACCTCGGATCCACGCGCATCCGGATGGGGCAGGTCTACAAGGACCGCGCCGCTGGCCTTGGGCATATCTGGCAGGATGCCGAGGTCGCTACCGCGGCCCGATCCTCGGTACCCGACCAGCTCCAGTTGGAACTGTTCTCGGCCTAGCCCTTCTCGGTGCGGATGGTCTGCAGCTCCCAGCCTTCGGGGATTTGCGCGTCCATCTGGGCGCGACCTTCCTCGTATGAGGTTGCCTCGATCTCGATGGTCTGTGTTTCTTTGGAGCGGATCACGCCGATAACTTTCACGGCATCAACCCTAGCGGCCCATCTCTTCGGAGGTGGGCCGCTTTTGGTGGTTAAGTGGTTGGCGTGGATGACCTACTTGAACGGATGCGGCGTGAATCCGCCCTGAGGGTTGCTCTGGGCCGCGCACCAGGCGCCGACGTCCAGAAGCTCGATCCGCGCCCGCTCGTCCGCGTACGGGCCGTCTACGGGCGCGCCGTGGCTGCCTCATCTACGCACGTCCTCCACGAGTGGGTCCGCTGGGGAGACTACCACTGCCGCTGGGACGAGAAATGGCAGGTCCACCGGGTGACAGCCGAAGAATGGCACGGCGAGCCTATCGATTAGCCGAGGGCGTCCGCTGCTGCAGCGTCCGAGGCCTTGGAGAGCCGGGCGTAGACGCGCAGCGTGGTCTGTGGGTCCTCGTGCCCCATCCTTGCCTGCACGACGTGCACGGGGACGTTGGCGTCGAGCAGATGGGTACAGTGGGCGTGGCGTATCTCGTGGATCCAGGGCTTCCGGTCCAAGCTTCCATCCTCGAGCAGCTGCCCCATCAGCGGCTGCCACACCTCCTTGTGGAAGCGTGAGTTCCGGACGTAGTCGCCATCAGGGCGCTGGAACACGAACTCATCAAGGCCCAACATCTTCAGGTGTTCCGCCAACGCTTCCGACAGAGCAGCGTTGCACGTCACGGTACGGTTTCCCTTCTTGGACTTCGGCGGGCCGATCTCTTCCCCCTTATCCCTGGCTTTCCATGCCCGGCTGACCCGGATCTCGGCGCGCCCTCCCTTGAAGGCAATGTCACGACGTCGGAGCGCGGTCGCCTCGGAGTAGCGCAGGCCCGTGCCGCCGAGGAAGCGGAGGAACAGGGAGTAGTGCGGATTCACGCGCTCGGACAGCATCACCAGGTCCTCGGGCGACAGGTAGACGGGTTCCCGGGCCTCGTTGAGGTCAGCCTCGGACACGCCTTTGGCAGGGTTGCGCTGCATTATCTCGTTGTCGATGGCCGTGGCGAACGCTGCTGAGAGGACAGCATGGACGTTGCCCTTGCTCTTGCGCGACAGAGGCTGCCCTGTGGGCTGGTTGGCGCGGGACTGCACGACGAGCCCGTCCAGCCAGTCGATCACCGCGGCCTTGTTGACCTTGTCGACCGGTGTCCGGCCGAGGTCGCTGCCGTCGATGTGCGCGGCGGCCATGCGCCGGTACTTCGCGATGGTGCCAGGCTGCGGCTTCCGGAGCAGGTCGATGTGCTGCTTGACAACCTCGGCCACGGTAGGCGCGGTCGAGTCCTTCCGGACCTTCGCCTTGGCGGCCAGCTTGAAGCTGTTCCCGTTCGCGTCCAGGAAGTCCTTGAGCTCCTGCGCTTTGGCCTTGTCGCTGAACGTGCGCGACTTGAGGCCGGCGTCGGGGTCCCGCCAGGTCACAGTATGTGACTCGCCGCCCCTGGACAGGGCCCGGGTGCGGATGCTAGCCACGGCGGGCCTCCTCGCGGCGGGTGTTGAGTTCGCGGTACTCGGTGGTCAGCCATATGGATGGTTCTTCGCCCCGCTTTTTGAGGTCGCGGAGCACGACTCGGTCGGCTTTCCAGTTCAGCTCCTCGACCTGGGTCCACGGCGGGGAGGACTCCCCCGCTTGTTCGGCCTGTCCCGTTCTAATCTCTGTTGTTTCCATATCTGTCCCCTGCCCGTGCCGTTTCGCGCCAACAAAATGGCTGTTCTCGCCAACAGGCAAAAAGAAAAGCCCTAGATCACTGGGATCTAGGGCCTATCCTATGTGGAGATGGGGGGAATTGAAAACCCCTACAGACATATTTCGGCTAGTGTGTTCGATCCAACATCCCCGGAATCTAGCGGAACTCGTACCAACCTATGCGGACCTATTTCGTCCCGTGTTGGCGTCGCCAACACGCAGAAAGCAGAAAAGTGCCCCCACCCTCACACGCTGAGGTTGGGGGACTTGTTGCGTTCTCTAAGCTTCTGGGTGCGGCTCGGGCGCCGACTCCAGGGCGGCCCGGATGAAGGACAGGAGATCCTCGCCCAATGCCTTGCAGATCGCTTCGATGTCGTTGGCCGTCAGCGGGGCCCCGTCGCGCAGACGTTTGCCGAGGTAGCTTTCGGATACGCCGGCCTTCAGTGCGAGCCCTTTGACGGTGAGTCGCTGCCTGGCGATGGATGCTCGTATTTCTGCCGAAAGTGCTCGCGCAAAGTTCCCCGATTCTTGTTGCTTCCCTGATGGCATGGGCATTAGCTTATCCGCTCCTCACACAGAAAGTCCCACCAGCACCAGATGTGGCGCTTGCGAGCCTAGGGCGCGCATATGCGCGCCGCAAGTTCATTAGTAAGACTACGTTGCACGCATGACAGGCACAACTCCAAATTTAACTTTCAACTCCTACTTGGGTACTCTCATACGCGTGCGCCTTAAGCAGAAAAGGGCCACCCGCCGCGACGCTCTGCCAAGTGTCGGACGGGTGGCTTAGGGTGTTCCTATTAGAAAATATGTTCGAACGTTTTACTGGGGGCTTTACCTATGAATCGAGACCACAATCACCCTCCCTCGACCCGCGACGCCATCGACCTTGAGGCCATGACGGTGCGGGAGGTGGGAGAGTATGCCGAGCTCCATGGCTTGACGCTACTGGACGTTCTTACCCTCTAGCCGGCGCTCGGCGCGCTGGAACAATTCGACAAGGGATAGTTCCAGCGCGCTGGCCATGCTGATCGCTACGGGCATTGGGATGTCGCGGACGCCGCTAAGGTAGCGGTGCAGAGTGCTGGTGGGGATGCCAGCCTTTTCCGCAAGATCCGGCTGCTTCATATCTCGTGCTGCCATCTCGGCCTTGACCTGAGTGACAAGAGCAGCCTGGATGTCGATTCCGTAAGTTCCCATGAGGAAAACATTAGTGCCCATTTGGACACTTAACAAGTCATTTTGGGGATTTCTGTACCCGAATTGGGATTTCTGGGTTACGCGGGCGCGCATACGCGGGCGCGGGTACCACGCCCAGCAACACTCGAACGCCCACACCTAACTACGCAGGTGGTCAACGATGACTACTTGCACAATCCCCAAATGGGGATTAGTGTCGCCGTATGGAAATCGAAGAAGCCGACATCAGCGCGGTAACCGGCAGGAACATCAAACTCGGGCTCCTGGACAAAAACCTCTCCCGAAACGCACTCGCACTCCGGGCAGGAATCCCCTCAACCACCTTCACCCGCAAACTCAACTGCCCTACGGATTTCACGCTCAGGGAACTCGGCCAAGTAGCCGAAGCCCTGGACGTAAAGGTCGTAGACCTCATCAAGGGCGCGGCCTAGAGATGACCGCCCAAGTATTCAGAACCCCCGAGCAGGTAGCCCCCGAACTCGGCATGCGGCCCACGGAACTCCGCCGCTACGTCCGAGAATCCGGGATCTGCACCAGGCTCAGCAAAAACCGCATCATGCTCCACGACGACGACATCACCAAACTCGTCGACTGGGTCCGCGAGCGAAACGCTCCCACCCCCGAACAAAAAGAGCAAGACCCCTTCGCCTAACCAGGCACCCCGCCCCTCGTCTGGGCAACCACCACCCCGCTTCAAACCTCACCCCTGGGTTCGTCCCTCGGAGAAAGGTCTATTTGTCATGCCATCAACCACTTTGGCCGGCTGGGAAAACCGGATCCGGCAGTACTCCCCCACCCTTGAACGCACCACCATCCGCAAACTCGCGAAGACCATCAACCGCAGGTTCGAGCACTACAACGACTGCGACCTCGCAAGGATCATCCAATACAGCGACCCCACAGGCGAAGAAGCAACGAAGCGCGCAGACAGGGAACGCAACCAGGCGGCAGCAGAACGGAGGCACGCAGCATGAGGGAGCTTCCCACGATCCGTGGTTACCGGGTCGGCGCCGGCCCGTCCTTCTCACCCCGCTACTACGTGTACGGCGGGAACCAGCCACTGAACAAGGATGCGGAAGTCGCTGGCAACGTGCAGCCATGCGGGACCCCGGCGGCAGCCCGGCGGCACTATCTCCGCGGTGAGAAGCCGTGCCGACTGTGCCGGGACGCGGAACGGTCCCGGACAAATAAGGCCGGGCTGAAGCGCCGGCAGACGAACGAGAGCTTCCAGAAGTCGTTCACCCCGGAGAAGTGCGGCACGAACTCCGGCCATCAACGCCACATCTACTACGGCAACACCCCGTGCGAGGAATGCAAGGTCGCGCACCGGGCCTACCAGCGGAAACAGCGCGCAGATTTGAAAGCGAGGAAGACCAGTGCAGGCATCAATTCTTGAGGATATCGACTGGCATGAGGATGCGATCTCGACGATTGTCGGAATAGCTGACGCTCAGCAGGAGTTCACGGCCGACGATCTACGCCGCGAGATGCGTCCGGCTCCGCACGCCAACCACGTCGGGGCCGCTTTCACTGCTGCCAAGAGGCTCGGCTACATCGAGCCTGTCTCTTATACGACGTCGAACTCCCTCACCCGGAGGCACGGCGCGCTGCGCACCTGGCGCCGCAAGCAGGAAGGGGTGACCGAGTGAACGCGCCGGTCATCGTTCTGCTGGTCGCCACGGTGTTCGCTTGGGTGTGGATTTTTCGGGCCCGCACTTTGGATCGCTGGGACGAGTTCCACCTTATGCATGGGCCTAACTCTGGTTGCCCGGAATGCGCCGGCAAGTGAGCCAGGACCGGTACCTCGAAGAACCGGACCCGGTCGATTACGAAGCGCTCGAGGACGAGCAGGACACCCGCGCCAGCGACGACGCTGACGCCAAACGCAAGGGGGAGCAATGAAACCAGAAGCATGGCAGGCGAGGTGCCTGCGCGAGTACATCGATCAGTTGACGGTAGCGGTCCGGATGCTTGAGTTCCAGGCCGGGTATAGCAGCGGCGTGACCGAAGCGCAGGTGGCGGCATGAGGGGCTGGCACCGGATCAAGCGGGTCCGCCTCTGGGACCACTACAGCGCCTCATCCGTCATCCAGATCGCCCAGCCGCAACCGCAGTACGGGCTGGTGCAGCTCAACTCCTACCGCCGTGGCAAACTTTCCGTCTCCCATGACGTGACCCGGGCACAGTTCGTCAAGGCTGTTGAGGCCGTCCTCAATGTCACCATCACCGAGAACGAGGCTCAGGCGTGACCGCGGCGGAGCTCAACGCAATCAGCGCTGACGCGCACGAACGCACCCAGTACGTGCAGGGTGTCACGGACCAGGCGCGCCTCCGCGGCCTCATCGCACAAGCGGACGCCGCCTACACCCAGACCGTTCAACACGCTGCGCAGACCGGTGACTGGACACTCGTCCCCGCCGCCCACCAAGCACTCCACCAAGCCAGAGGAACACAAGCATGAGCGACAACACCGAACGCCGCACAAAGCGCCGCTACGCACACGAGCTCTACCCGCACGGTGAGGAGTGTGAGGTTCGCTCGCTTGAGGTCGAGGTCCCATACCTGTATGCCCGCGCCATCGGCTTCGAAGTTCAGGGAACCAGCTGGTTTGAGGAGAGCGGTCGGTCCGCTGTAGACCGCACGAACCAACTGATCGACGCCCGCCACATCGCGCTCTTGGCTGACGCGATGCACCAAGGGCTTACCGGACAGGAAGCTTGGGCCTGGGCTGAGACGCGCATGGACGAGTCCGGGGAATGGATCTACCAGCGAGCCGTGCAGTACGGGGTAAAGCCCGAACTCATCAAGCCATACGCTTGCGGGCCCGAACCAGACCATCACGACCCCGACGAACCCATCGAGGGCAGTTCCTGGTCAAAAGTGCACCGCATCCAGGGTAAGGAAAGTGAATGCCCCGACTGCACCGAGCCATCCCGCCCGGCCACCAAACCCCAGGAGAACACCAAATGAGCGGTTCTGAATCAAGCCCGGAATTTGAGCGGAAGCTTCAAGAGATTGGCGCGAAGTCCGCGCACATGATCATTCCCCGTAGCGAAGTCCAGCACACGATCACCGAGCTGCGCTACCCGGCATGGGAAGAGGAAACACCGATGACTGACAGTGAAGAATTGTTTGCCCTGATCTGCGGGCGCACCACGACGAAGGCTGTGGAGCGGATCCTCGCTGCTGGTTACCGGCGCCCCCGGACAATCGCAACAGTTGCTGAGTTGGACGCACTGCCAGATGGGGTCATCATCATGGATGCGCGAGCGTCCTGCCGGGAAGGGCTCAAGACAATGGGTAGCGGGAACGTGTGGCGCGCCATGGGTCCCGCAACTGTTCTGCGCTCTCCAGAAATCGCCCTCCCCGCGACGGTCCTGCACGAACCGGAGGCCACCAAATGATTAGGTGCCCGCGCTGTCTGAAAATCTTCCAGTCTCTTGCTGGGGTCAAGCGCCACGTAGAGAAGTGCGGCAAGTGACGGCCTTCCTTTGCCGCATGGGCTGGCACCGTTACCCGCGATTCGTGAACGCCTACACCCAAGCCCCGGCACCCATCAGGTGCGAACGTTGCGGAAAGGCGTGGAACTAATGACCGCGAAGACCATGGCCGAAGTGCTGGCCGAGCATCAGCAGAAGGTGGGCGTCCGTGACATGCGCTCCCACTGCTGGTGCGGATGGGCTGGAGAACCGACCGGAATTGCGTTCATCGCCCACCAGGCTGCTGCCTTGTCTGCTGCGGGGTTTGGGTTGGTGACCGACGCCAAAGCCGAAGCACTCGAAGACGCGGCGGACGCGCTGGAATGCCAGCCGCCGAAGCCCAAGGCGCAGTACGTCAAAACGCTCAGGCTCTACGCATCTGAGCCGTGGCGATTGGGAACCTGCCCCAGCGAATGCGCCGCAATGCACCCTGGCCGCGAACACGCTGAGGACGCCACCACCGATCGGGCTGTGTCGTGAGCCGGTGGGAGCTGGTGGATTGGACGCCGGCAAAGCACCCGCCCATCCTCCTGAACCAGCAGAAAAGCAAACGCCGACGCAGGGACGACGCCTGGACCTGCAACATGGTTCTCCGGCGAGTCGGGACCACCTACATCCACAACGGAAGGAAGCCCTCGTGAGCCGGTCTGTGCGTGACCCCGACTACCGAACCAGCACAACGGCGAAGGACTGCGGCTGGTGGGTCGGCCCCGTCTGGAAGCTCGACGGCGAAACCTGCGTCTGCATCAAACCCCAAGGCCACAGCGAGGCAGAGGGACACGAATGCAGCTGCGGTTCCTGGTTCGCAGGCTGCGGCCACCCACCAACCACCTAGGCGAAGGAGCCTGACCAGTGTGTGAAGCCCAAGAACGCAACACCCGCGCCGTCTTCGAACTCGAAATGATGGCCGGCAACTGGGTCATCGACCTAGCCAAAATCAAATCCATACTCACCGGCACCGACAACTGCCAACACAGCCAGGGGCAACAATGAGCCGAACATCTCAGCCGCCGCGGCGGGAACTGTACCTCCTGCAGAATCAGCCGCCACCGTGTGACCCACCAAAATCAGCCGAAACCCAGCCGCCCACCGAGGCGGCTTTTTTGTACCCGAAACCGCGGGCTGCCCGACTAACTATCCGCGGCTGGACCAGCGGACGAGTAGCCATCTACAACGCCGACTACGCCTCCAACGGAGAACGCTTCCTCACCCTCAGGAAGCCGTGGACGGTCGTCTCACCCATCGACTTCCGCACCTTCCACACCCACACCGAAGCACTCACCTACGCCATCCAGGGAGAGACCACACATGCCGTATAGCCCGGGCATCTACGAGGCCATCAGCAACACCGAATACCACAAGGACCCCGCCCTCGGATCCACCAGCCTCAAGACCCTCGCCACCCGCACACCCGCGCACTGGAAATGGGAAGCCGAGCACCCCGTCCACAAGGACGTCTACGACATCGGGACCGTCGCTCACTCCCTCATCCTCGAAGGTGACGAGTCCGGCGTCGTTATCGTTGACGCCACGGACTGGCGTACCAAAGCCGCGAAGGAAGCCAAAGACGGAGCCCGCGCCGCCGGGAAAATCGCGCTGCTCCAGAAGGAGTTCGACCCGATCCTCGCAATGCGCGACGCCGTCATGGCCCACCCCCTCGCACGGGCAGCGTTCACTGGCCACCGCGCCGAGCACTCCGTGTTCTGGGAAGAGGACGGCCTCGCGCTGAAGTGCCGGCCTGACGCTTGGCAGCCCGGCAAACTCTGGGACCTGAAAAGCACCATCAACGCGGACCCAAACGAGTTCGGCAAAACCGCCCACAACTACGGCTACCACCAGTCAGCTGCCCACTACATCGACGGCATCAAAGAACTGACCGGCGAAGAGTTGCCGTTCGGATTTGTCCTCGTGGAAAAGACAGCCCCCTACCTCGTGTCCGTTGTCGAGCTCGACTGGGAAGCCATCGACCTCGGCCGCGCACTCAACGACCGAGCCAAGCGCATCTACCGCGATTGCACCGAAACCGGCAAATGGCCCGGATACCCAGCGGTCGAACCCGTAGCCCTGCCAACGTACGCGGTCTACCAAACCGAAGAACTGCTAGGCATCAACACTGATCTGGAGTTGTCACTTTGAAAATCACCGCAGAACCCCGCTCCGACCAATGGAACGCCGACGACTTCACCGGAGGCGCCCGAACATTCACCATCTCCGGAGTCAAGGACGGAGCCGCCGAACAGAAATACGACATCGCCCTCGAAGGTGAGGCGCGGGCATGGCGTCCACCACTGACCATGCTCCGGGTCCTTTTGAAGGCATGGGGCGACGAGTCAGACGAGTGGGTAGGCCGGCGCGTCACCCTCTACCAAGACCCAACCGTCCGCTTCGGCAAGGACGTTCTCGGCGGGATCCGCATCTCGCACCTCTCCCACATCGGAGATAAGCCGCTGAACGTCAAGGTCACCACCACCCGCGGTAAACGCGAAACCGTCACCGTGCAGCCACTCAAGGAATCCCCTGCCCCGAAGCAACAGGCGGCCCGTGACTTCCTGGCCGAAGCCGAACAAGCCAACGGAGACCCCGACCTTCTCCGCGCCCTCTGGAAAGCAGCCAAAGCAGCCGGCGAACCCGCAACCCACCTCGACACCATCCAAGCAATGGCCACACCCACAGCCACCACCAAAGAAGAGAGCAACTAAACATGGCACAGACCGCATTCCACGGCAACATCGGCAAGGTCAAAGAACCGGCGTTCAGCAACGAAGGACAGTGCCGGCTCAGCTTCAGCGTCGCAGAAGGGCACTCCCGGTTCGACAAGCAGGCGAAGGAATGGAAGGACACCGGAACCACGTGGCGGCGTGTCACCGTATTTGGCAAGCGCGCCGAAACCCTGGCCGACATCCTCCGCGAAGGCGCCAAACAGCAGGTCGTCGTCATCGGCCGCGAAGAAACCCGCGAATGGACCAACGACGACGGCACAACCGGCAGCGCTCTTGAAGTCGTCGCTGACATCGTCGGCATTATCCCCGCCGCAAACAAGGGCAACCAGCAGGCCGCCGCGTCCAACGCTGGCGGATGGGGCGATGACAACTCGGCACCCTTTTAGCCATGGCCTTCACGTTCAAGACGAGGCCGCGGGATGAGCAGGCGTCATTCCTGACCGAATGCGTCGCATGCCGCGGCGAAATCAGCATCACCAACGGCCGGCCAGAGCGGCACCAATGCGAACCGGCACAACCCATCACCCTGGCCGATCTACGGGCCGCACTCGACAACCGCTAACCACCCACACGAGGGGCGCGTCCACACCGGGCGCGCCCCTCCGCATACCCCGAGAAGGACACATGAGCTGCCGAACATACGACATCGGCGGGACTATCGTCACCGTCAACCATGGGCCTGCCATGCGAGAAGTCGTCAACAGGCGAGACGGCGAAACCAGATGGTGCTTCGCCTGCCGTAAGCGCCGTGAGTTCCGATACATCGTCATGGCGCCGACTGAGCCCAGCTACTACGGGCCACATGCGGACGTGAGATGTAGCCACTGCAAAACCTCGGACGGCGACCTGTTCCCCGGACGCGAAAGGGAATGGGAGTGACTCCCTGCGCCCGGGGCTGTTGCTGGGTTCCCATGGCCGGCGTGTGCGCACGTAACCGAGCCTGCGCCTGCCACACGGACGACAACAAACCAGCCCCATGGCACACAGGCGACTCCAGCCCCCACCGCGACCCAACAGCCCAACAAGCCATCCGCAACGTCATGAAAGAAAGGAGACAGCCCAAATGACCTACGTCCGCGGGAAAGCCCACCCCCAAACAATCCCCGTACTGCAAGCCACGATCAGCGACCTCCTCAAAGAACGGGCATCGCTGAAGCGGACCATCGAGGCACTCTCCAGCCAGGTCCAAGCGCTCAACGCAGTGCCGGCCAACTTCCGCAGAGCCGAACCCGTCTGCGGCACCTACAGCGGATACCAGAAACACATCCGCACCAAAGAAACACCCTGCTTTCCCTGCAAAGCCGCCCGCGCCGAATACACCCGCAACTACCGCAAACTCAAGGCCGTGGCATGAGCCGCGGTTGGCAGCGCTCGCTGCCCCATGACGTGTACGAAATCATGAACGCCGCCGGCCAGGTCCTATATGTCGGCCTGTCCATGAACACTGAGCGACGCCTCCTACAACACCGCTCTAAGCCGTGGTTTGCCAAGGCAGTGGACGTCCGCATCGCAACTTACCCAGACCTGGACACGGCCAAGCGCGCCGAGGGGCTGCGGATATCGGAAGTAAATCCTCCGCATAACGCGCAGCGGGAAATCTGGGCAGCCGCTCGAGGCATCGCCCAACCTCCCAACGCGCTGAGCCGCCGCCAGGAGGTGATTACGCATGGCCGATAAACGGGCGTTCGCGAAATTTGATGTCGGCTACTTGGATAACCCAAAGATGCTGGACATCCTCGATACATCGAGCAGTGCAATCCTTATGCATTTTGCATCCGTCTTGTACTGCGCGCAGCACCTTACGGACGGAATCGTTGCATCCAAGGCCATGCAGCGCAAAGCGGGCGGCTCGGAGGCGGACGTTCATATTCTCCTCTCCGCCGGACTTTGGCACGAGCCGGGGCACACCTGCACATCTTGCCCCCAGCCGCCCGTCGGCAAGGTCTATGTCCACGACTTCCTAGAGCACAACAGGGAAGCGGCCGAAGCCAAGCGCGTATCCGAGCGCCGATCCGAGGCTGCCAAGTCGCGCTGGGCCAAAGAAAAAGAGCCCATGCAAGATGCATTGCAAACTGACGCCGATTGCAATGCAGAGAGAGAAAGAAAGAGAGAGATCAAAAAGACTCCCTCATCAAAGCCTTCGGTTTCGACGGACTTCGATACGTTCTGGGCACAGTACCCGCGCAAGGCCGGAAAGATCGCCGGGAGAAAAGCCTTCGAAAAGGCAATGAAGCTCACCACTCTGGAGCAGCTACTTCAAGGCGTCGAACTCTTGAAACGCGAAACCGCAGGTAAAGAACTCACCTTCATCCCCCACCCCGCTACCTGGCTAAACGACGGCCGATGGGATGACGAACCAACGACGTCATCCAAACCGACTGCCGCAAGCCCATGGTCAAAGGACTTCTACAAATGAGCAATCCCATTCATCCGAAGTGCGGCAAGAGCTACCCGGGCGGTTCCAGCGCCGGTCATTGCTCCGGCTGCTGCGAGACGTTCATCGGGCTCGCAGCATTCGAGTCACACCGCCGCGGCGAGCACGGCCTAGACCGGCGCTGCGAGATCACGGACAAGCACTGGAGCGATGACCGTGGCTTCTGGCATGTAGGCGCAAAGCTCACCGAGGAACAAAAGGAAAAGATGTGGGGAGGTGCAGCGTGACCGACGAAAACCCAGTCCATGACGTCGTGGCCGAACAGTCCGTGCTCGGGGCCATGCTCATCAGCAGGGAAGCCATCCCGGATATCGCGGACATCCTCGACGGCGGAGACTTCTACCGGCCCGCACACGAGACCATCTACCGGACCATCCTCGACGTCCACGCTGCGGGCAACCCCGTCGACGCCATCACCATCAACGACGCGCTATCCAAGATGGGCGAAATCCAGCGCGTCGGCGGACACATCTACACCCACGAACTCGCGGGCATGGTCCACTCGGCCTCATCCGGGCCCTACTACGCGGAGATCGTCGCCCACGCAGCCACGCGGCGCAGACTCACCGCGGCTGGCAGGAAAATCCAAGACCTCGCACAGTCCGGCGGCGACGTAGACGAACTCGTCGAAGCGTCCCGCCGAGAGGTCGACCTCACCTCGAGGGCAACCGGAACCGCCGTCCAATCCTTTGGGGAAACCATCGACACCATGCTCGACACCCTGGACGAGGACATCAACCACCGGCCAACACCGTGGCAAGCGGTCAACAACATCATTGGCGGACTCCGGCCAGGTGCGCTCTACGTCGTCGGCGCCCGGCCGTCCGTGGGCAAGTCCGTCATCGCCCTCAACCTCGCCTGCGAACTCGCTAAGCACGGATCCGTAGCGTTCTCATCCCTCGAAATGTCCAACAACGACGTCCAGATCCGGGCAGTGTCCGCCGATCTCAACCTCGACGTCTCACGACTCATCGAACGCCGGCTAACCCCCGGCGACTGGGGCAAGATACGGGAACGCCGCGCCGCCTGGCAAGAAGTACCCCTGTTCGTCGATGACCGCTCCGGCGTCACCATCACCGACATCAAACGCTTCGCCCGATCCGTCCACCGCCGCCGGCCACTCGCCGGTCTCGTCGTGGACTACCTGCAGCTCATGGCCCAGCCCCACGGCGACAAACGTCCGCGGCACGAGTTCGTAGCTGACATGTCCCGGCAACTCAAGATCATGGCCATGGACATGCAAATCCCCGTCATCGCCCTTTCCCAGCTCAATCGGGCCTCTGAATCCAGGCAGGACAAAATGCCCATGCTCTCCGACCTCCGAGAATCAGGCGCCGTCGAACAAGACGCCGACGTCGTCATCCTCCTTCACCGGGAAATCATGGGAGATTCCCGCGACGACCTCTCAATGCTGGTTGCCAAGAATCGGCACGGCGCGACAGGCCTCGCGGAACTCACCTTCTGGGGGCACTACTCCAAGGCTTTGGACCAGGGCGTCAACCCACACGCCCTGGCAAGGCAGGAAGCAGCAGCATGACCCTGCCCCTCAAGCACCCGCACGCGGACGCCTACGCACTCAACGGCGGCACCGTCTACACCCCATACGCCTACCTCGCCACCGAGAAGCGCTTCACCACAGCAGAGCTCCTAGCCCAGTACTGGTTCTGCGAAAACATGGGCCACTCCCCCATCTTCACCGCACAGCTCTACCGCTTCGCCTGCCTACCCCACTACGACCACGAGACGCCATGAACCGCGTCCCCATCTCCTGCACCACCTGCACTACCAGCGGCCGCCAAGGGACCTGCGCCCGCCACCGCTGCTACTGCGGCCACCCCGAATGCTGGGCCTACGACTCCTGGCAACCCATCCGACAAGCCCCGGCAAACGCTGGGGCTCACGACTTTAAGGAGCAAAGATGACCACTGAAGTGCAAGCCCGTCGCGCTATGGGTTCACACCAGTCGGCCCGCGCTAAGACAACAACCTGGCTAACCCCGCCGCATGTGTTCCAAACCTTGGGAGAGTTTGACCTGGACCCCTGCGCAGCCCCTGGGTGGCCAACCGCAAAGCGACACATCATCCTGCCCGATGACGGCTTTACTGCTGAGTGGAAAGGCCGCGTCTGGCTCAACCCTCCGTATGGCCAGGAGTCCTGGCCGTGGCTTGCGAAACTTGCAGCCCACGGCGAGGGAACTGCTCTCATCTTCGCTCGAACCGAAACAGCCGGCTTCGTGGAAGAGGTCTGGGGTAAAGCGACAGCGGTCAAGTTTCTTCACGGGCGCCTGTTCTTTCACTACCCGGACGGCACGCGGGCGCCGGCCAACTCAGGGGCTCCCAGTGTCCTTGTGGCATACGGCAACCGAGACGCCGCAGCACTCTACGCATCAGACCTTGACGGTACCTACCTACGACTGAGGGAAGGGTGACAGTGGAAGGGTTTTGGGCAACAACATCCGGCCCCGCCCCCTACTCGTACCCCGAAAATATCCACTCCCCCAGGCCCCACCAAGGGCGCATGATCTGCAATAAATGCTCGCTGGACGTGTCCCAGCCAATCTTCCCGGTGGAATGGCCATGTGATGCTGCCCAACAGGGGGAATCGGCATTGATTCGCACCTGGACGTTCACCGTTCCCGCACCCTACGTCAAGCCAGTCGTGAAGCGTAAGACCGGCAAAGTCTTCCAGCGCCAACCGTTCCTGAACTCGAACGACAGGGACCACTGGCGCGTGACGAACCCAATCAAAAACGGGTGGATCACCAACGCAATCGAAGCCGCAACCAGCGCCCGCATACCCAAAGGCCTAGCCCGGGTCCGAATCGATGGGCGCATCATCAAACCCCGCGGCGGCACCTACGACGCCATGAACTACTACCCCACCGCCAAAGCCCTAGTCGATGGGCTCACACGGTACGGGCTCACCGCCGACGACTCCAACGAGTACGTGAGTGGCCCGTACTTGCATGAAGGCGGAAAGGGCGAGCCCGCCATCATCATCACCATCACGGAGGAAACATGATCGATCTCGTGCGATGCACAACCCCCGAGTGCGCCCGGCTCACCACCGGATACCTGTGCACCCAGTGCATCGTAGAACTCGACGACCTACTCGCGGACGTCCCCGCACTCATCCCACTACTCGCCGGCGCAAGAGCAGGCACCGCGATAGTCCGCAAACCCGGGCAAGGGGCAGGGGGCAGCCACCCAGGGTCACGCGAACCCGGCAGCCTCGACGCCATGCTCCTGCAAACCTGGCTGCAGCAACTACCATCCCGCGCATACGACGAAGCCGACAACAACCCAAACGCAGGCCGCACGCTCTACATGGCACGCATCTGGGTACCCCAAGCCCGACACCTCGTATGGGGAGCAGAGCAAGAGGAAGTAGACCACGACGAACTCCGCGAAAGGATCCGCGACATAGCACCACCCATGCCCACCCGCGAACTACTCCCATGGCTCCGAACCAAAGCGAGAATCACCATCACCAGCATGGACATCCGGGACTGGGCAAGGCGCGGGAAACTCGTACCCGTCGAACGAGAACCACAACCCACCTACCACCCGCATGAAGTCCTCGACGCATGGCACGACACACGCGGGCGCAAGTAGCACAACCGCGTTAATGCTGATAGTGTGGCAAATCGAGGGGACAAGTGTCCCAAACAGGACCGAGCTGATGCAGCCGGTCCTTTTCTTATGCCCCGATTACGGGCATGGGCTGAACGGTTAGCGACGACCCCCCATAAGTCGCTGCGTGGTTCGATTCCCGCCAGCCCGCTAAACCTTCGCCGCTGCAGCCCTCACTGCGGCGGCGAACTTCTGCGCTTTCACCTGGTCGCCTCGCTTGACCTCTTCCGTCCACGCGAAATCAGGACCCTCAATCAACAACCAGGACTCACCGCCCCGCTTCTTCTTCACAGCAAGCGACAACAACCCGAACGCCGCGAACCGTGTCAACGTCACCCGCTGACTCAACGCCTCCCCCGACTCCACCAACGCAGTCACACCAGCAAGAGAATGCGACCCCTCGCCGATCTTCTCGACCTTCTCCCTGGTCAGAACATACTTCCCATGCGTAGCGATAGGGGCGCTAACCAACCAATCCTTGAGACCCATGGCGGTGAGTCTACTTGCCAACCAAGCCAAACCCCAGACGTTCCAACGGAACACTACGAGACAAGATCCGGGCCCGCGTACTCCGCGAAGAAACCCACTGCTGGCTCTGCGGCAAAGAAGTAGACAAGACACTCCCCCACGGCCAACCAGGCAGCCCCGAAGTCGACGAAATAAACCCCGTATCCAAAGGCGGGTCACCCTTCGACCGGAAAAACTGCCGACTAGCGCACCGACTATGCAACCAAAAACGCGGCAACCGCGACCCACACGCAACCCGGTACGCCGACATGCGGCCCCTCAAAACCAGCCGCCAATGGCGATAACCAGCACCCCGCCCCCAAAGCCCCCACCCCACCCCCTAGGCCCGCCTCCGGCA